TTGAACTGGTCTTGCTGTCTTGACCTGCCTCGAGTGATATTGACGGATTCAACAATGCTGGTGAGGTCAACCATTGTGACACCGCCCAGGGTTCCCCTTCCAGCCGTGTCCAGAACGCCGTAGAAGGCATCATTCAGGAGGAATGGTGTACCGAAGCCCGTGGTGCTTTGGAAGCCCACCATGACCTGCATAGTTGGTGTACTCATGCAGCTGCAAACACCTGACCACTGCGCCTTTGGGCTCGCTGAATACTCTCAATGATTAACTGCCCCATCTGATCTGGGGTACTCACAAGGCCAGCTTGAACTGTGATGTTCATGCCACCGCCCATGCTGTTCATTCGGTCAAGAGGGATTACAGCCTCTGGGCCGCGCTCTCCGATAAGAGCCAGGGTGGGCGAGCTCACGATGCCTCCGTTTGCCAGCATAGGTATGTCTGGAACATCGAACCCGTTGCCTCCGATACCTGGCACCCAGTCTGGAATCTTAAACTTCAGTTTGCCGATTGTGTTGTTCCACAACTTGCCAATGGCGTTAAAGATGCCTTTATAGACTCCCATCACAAAAGTCAAGTATCCAGTGATGGCATCCATGCCGCCCTTGATACCTGCCTTGATAGCTCCGAATACTGCATCAACGATGTCTCGGAAGGCATCAAACTTCTTGTAGGCGATGACTAGGCCCACGACTAGGGCAGCGATGGCGAGAGCGAAGAGAACTACTGGGTTAGCGGCCATGACAACATTGAAAGCTGTTTGGATGCCCGTGAAGACTGTGGTGGCCACACCCCAGGCGGTGATGGCTGCGTTAGCGATAACCACGGCAGCTGCAATACCACCAATGGCTCCAGCTACTACCAAGAAGATTGTGGTGTTGTCCTGTGCCCATTGGCCCATGGCCTGAAGAACTGGTAGGGCGGCTTCAATCACTGGCAGAAGTGCAGCGCCTATGGTCTCTTTAGTTTCAGCGAGGCCAACCGAGAGCCGCTTAAATTGTCCTTCAGCAGTGCCGGCAGCGGTGCTTGCCTGGTCCATAAAGGTGCCAGACAGTGCGGCCATCATCTCATCTGCTGACGCGCCATCTTTCTCCATTTGCTTTAGCTCAGGTGACAGTTTGCCTAGAGCAGTGGTGGAACCAGCTGCAGCCTTTGCAAGTGCTTCGGTAACCGTGTTTAGATTTTTGCCTGTACCAGCCGACACATCCATTGCCAAAGAAGCAAGCTCTTGAGCTTTGGTGACATCATGAGTTTGGGTGACAAGTCGAGCCAGGGCTGGTCTTAACTCATCATCCGAAATTCCGAGCAATTTACCTTGGGTACTAATCCAGCTCTCATTGGCTGTGATCTGTGCATCAGTAGCGCCAGTGGTGTTGCGAAGTGTCAAGGCCAGTTTCTGCTGTGCAGCGTCATCCTCGATAGCACCCTTAGCGGCATCACCAAGAGCGACAGCCAAACCTGCTAAGGCAAGCCCTGCTGGGACTGCTGCCTTCTTGATGGCGAACTGGGCCTTCTGGCCACTGGTCTCCAGCTGCTTAAATTGCGCTACGGCTTTTGAGATTCCAGAACCGTCAAATTCCGAGATGATTGGGATGTTGATAGCCATTACTTCATGCCCTCATTTACGGTAGCGATTACGCGCAACACTAGCGCTCTTAGCTCAGCCTGTATGGAAGGCAGGGCCTGCTCTGCTGATGGCCACAGAATGCGACTAGTGCGCGCTGAGAGGTTTTCAGATAGCAAGGTTGCCTTGCCACGGCCAGCAACTTCAAGCACTACTGCACCAGGGTCTGACTGGGTGACATAAATGACATTGGCATCGTTGCGGCGAGTAGAAAACTTCACCTTTAAGCCTTTGACAGCTTTGGCTTTGGTGTAGGGAAAGAGCTTCTTGTTGCCCTGTGTCCAGTTGCGATTCATTCCAGACAGTGGAGCATCTGGGTATCGAGATGCAGCAAGAGTAATCAGTGGCTGGGTTATCTGTTTAGCGTCAGCGTTGAACTGTTTGCGGAGGTCTTTGTCAATCTTGCCCAAAGCTTTAATGGCCTCTTTAGCGCCCACAATCTCAACGGATGCCGTAGCTGTCACTTGCGCCTTGCCTTGTTAATTACATCTATCACTGTGTTCATGTCTTGAATCTCGAACGGTATTTGTGGAGGCCACCACCCAGTCTCAACCAGCAGTTCTGCTAGAGATCGTGAGTAGGTGCCTCGCTGGTGGGGTTTGTGGGTTCATCCGTTACCACTTCAATATTGACCAGGCGCTTCACATAGTCATCAAAGACTGCCGGCACTGAAATGCCGTTGACTTTGCAAGCCTCAAATGCCATGAATGCCAAGTCTTCGAGACCTACACCAGTAGCAAGGTTGGAGGCTTTTTGTTTGAACTTTCGTTCCCAGGCAATGATGACATATAGGTTTGTTTTGACTTCGTATGTGGTTTGGTCTGTTGTGACTTTGAGCGTGAGTTGCATGATGTGGTTTCTTGTTTATGGTGCGGTGATGTCGCGTACCCAGGTGCCGCCAGTGAAGGAAGCTTCTACGGTAGCGAGCTCGCCCACTGTGGAGTTGATTGGCGTGAAGGATGCCAGCATGCAGTTGGTGATCACATACTCAGGGTTGGTAGCTGATTCGGTTGCACCTGATGGTGAGATAGTCAGGACTGTCGTGCCAGTGCCTACGCATGATGCAAGGATTGCTTCTACTTCGGTAGCGCCGTAGCTGAGGAAGAATGTGATGCTCACTTCCACTGATTGAAGGCCTCCAACGAAGCGGTGACCTGTGTCCCCGAAGGCAGTTGACTCAAGGCTGTCCTGGCCAATGGTGATGACACAAGCGTTTGCCTGATCGGATAAATCCGTGGTTGTAGCACCTTGGGTGATTCCGATAGTTGCGTTGGATAGGAATGTTGTTGTTGCCATTGGTGGCTCCTTTTTCTAGTTGCGCCGTACTGCTACGGCAACGGTCATGTCATAGCAAGGAAGCATCTGTTCGCCGTATGAAGCGAGAGATGGCCTTCCATCCACTATGGCGATTGGTGAGTTCATAATTGTGTCAACGGTTGTCATGAGATAGTCACCGCTGTCTTGGTTGCCTGGTGGCCCAGCAAGCACACGAATCACAAGCCTGATGTCTCCGACATTGTAAGTGAAAGCATCAAGCGTGGGTAGCTCAATCATTACTGATAGAGGGCGAGCGTTGCGAGGGTCAGTGACAGGCTTGAGTCCCAGAGCTGTGAGTGCAGTCTTGGTTGCATTTACTGCTTCGTAGAGAATGCCCGTTGCAGCCATTACGCAACCTGAGGTCTGCCACAGCCCAGGAGCTGCATAATCTGTCCGAGGGACATGGTGGGGGAGCCCATGCCCATTGAATCGAATGAAGCATAACCATCCACAGCGCCACGCGAGCGGTACTGCATTGCGGCATACATTACTGTCCCAAGTTTTGATGCCCCGTCAGGAGCGCTCGAGAGGCTGTCTGTGTAACCTGCCTCCCTACGCTTGCGAAAGCACCAAGAGTTGGCAGCAGACACGCATACAGCGATGAATGCGGTGTCATTGGCGGTAGCGACATCAATGCCCAGCCAACTGGTTACATCCGCGCTTGTAATCCAACTCGGGCTGGGGGTAAAAGTGACTGTGCCGGTGGCAATGCTTCGCTCGAGATCGTCGCCTGCGCTGACAAAGATGAACTGGTTAGGGATAATGACCTGATAATCAAAGAGCAGGTCGCCCTCTTCGGATAGTCCAATGAACTCATAAGGCTCGGTAGAGATAACAGTGTGAGTGCCGTTGAAGTTGTGCCCCGCGCCTGCTACAACTACCGAGTCTTGAGGTTGGATGTCCGTATCTACGAAAGTCTGCAAGACGGCATAGTTTTCTAGTCGCGTGTGAAAAGCGAGGTTGAAGGTGGCCATGGTCTTGCAGTCTTTCTAGATCGTCTTTATCAGACGAAGGCAGCCTTGATGCTGAGTGTTGGGTCAATGAGCTTCGATGCCCAGTACCCTCTGAATGCAATTTGGCGCGAAAGCTGAGAAGGCTGTTCAACGCTGATTGCGCCCTTAGGGGTTTCCCAGTTCTCGAGGGCACGAGGGTCAAGGATAGTCATGCCAGCTGATGTGAGGTTGCGGTCAACCACTACGCGGAGACCGAAGGCAAATGCGCCTGTGGTGCTCGCTGCATTAAGTGAACCGTAAGCGTTCATTGGGCCTACCTGTGGGAAGAGTGGGCGGTCAGCTGTATCGCTGAGGCTGCCCATTAACTTCCACACATTTGGAGACACAGCCAGGATTGATGGCAGGTTGCCATTTGAGCCTGTGAGGATGTCTGCAGCTGCGGTGTACATCCACTCAACCCAGTATGCAGGGTCTGCGATTGATGCGTTTGCAAAGTTGTTGCTGTTGGTTGTACCAGTCTGCAATTCAGAGCAAGCCAGCAAATCCGTACGATCAGCATAGACACGAGCCATGTCATCAAGAAGTGCGCCAAGGACTTCTGGTTGAGACCAGTCAAGCGAAGCTTCTGAGATTTCTACATAGCCACCTTGGATTGTCTTGGTGATTTGTACATCGTTGATTTCAAACTGTGATGCTGTGATGGTCGTGTTCTGCGTAGCAGTGCCCACGCTGTTGTGGACTGAGACCACTGGGCGGATGAAGATGGCACCACCTTGGGGCATTGCGCGTACTGATGTTGCATCCACAAGAGGCCTTGACCCTACAAACGAGTTGAAGATCGGGGCCACGATTGGGGTCGGGATGACTCCAGGAATATCGCTGGTAACCACATCTGGCGCGGCAGCGCGGATGTTGTCATTCATTTGTGCCCAGTCATGGCCACCGCGAATGAAGGTTGCAATGTATTCAGATGCTGACGGGAGCTTAAACTCACGCTTTGCATTTGCATAGATGGGGGTAGTTGGGATGATTGAAGCCTCGACCTCAACCGCTGGGTTTTCTTGTGTTGCCACTTCTGGTTCCTCCTCGGAATCTGTTGGGGTGGGTTCGGTTGCATCTTCAGGTTCTGATGCAGCGATTTCTGTTATTACAGCATCCTTGAATGCTGGTTGAGCAACCAGGCTAATCTCGATTAGATCAGCTTGGGATACGACCATTACGCCGCTCTTGTCGTACTTAAACTTCACGGGGACAGCACCAACGCTAACCGAGTCGTACGCGCCTGCTTTTACGAGTTCGATTGCGTCAGCTGCTGCGCCCGTTTTTGCGAAGGTGGCGGTGAATCCTAATCCTTCGGGCATGTCGGCAAGAGATGACACGACACCGCGCAAGGCTGACATGTCATGATTTTCTAGAAGCTTTGGTGACTTCATGTTAAGGTCAAAAGCGCCTCGAGCGAATGAGACCTTGGTGCCATCCATTACCGTTGCCGATACTGGGGCCCAGGGCACTGCAATGCCGGTGATGGTTTTGGGGGCATCATCTCCTGCTGAAGCATCAAGAGTGATTGGGACATTTACGAAGTGAATCATGTGGGGCTTTCTACTGGCATTTCTACTACTGGTTCAACCATGACATCTTGCAGCGCTTCCTCAGCTAAGTAGCCTTCGACATCAAATTCAACGAATCGATTTCGTGGCAGCACATTGGAAGCTGAAAGTGTTTGCTGTATGCATTCCAGAAATGGCTTGGCTCCGTAGAGATAAAGCTGACGATTGCTGTCTTGCACATTGGTATATGTGAGACCAGAACCTTCTTGAGGTGCAGATACGAGGTATGCAGGAATGTTTGCAACACGCGCCATCTCAAGCGATTGATACTTGCGTTGCTCAGCTACAACTTCGGCAGGTGAAACCGAGAATTCTTTGAACTCAACATAATCGTTCAGGGCCCCTATGGCGTTTTGTCTGCGCATTTGTGACCATGCAGCTGCAATCTCGCTCAGGCTGTCGGAGTCCAGAGTCTCGCCGCCCTTCTGTTGCAAATAGCCAGGGACAGTTTCAAGGGTGGCATATCGGTCTGCTGCAATGTCTAGGTGTGTTGCAATCGATAGTGCGCGAGCACCTTGGTAGAGCAGACCTTGGATTGGTGAGAGGAACTGGATGACATCATTGGTGTCTCCGATTTCAACGCCGTTGAATTGGATTACATCTGAGGGCCCGAACCACTGGGGGCCTGTCTGGTTCGGTGTCGTGCACATCGCGGCTGGTAACCAAGTAAAACTTGCTGGCAGGCCTGTCGAATAGCGTGAGGTAACAAAGGCGAAGGCGCGGCCATGGAAGAAGAGATCACTGAAGATATTTGAGTAGAAGAAGTTGCGCGTCACCTTCGGGTCTGGCTGTTCCATCCACGGCTCAAGCGGTAAATAGATTTCTTCGTAGCGTTCGCCTGTCCACTGCTTGGAGTAGTGCCGGAATTCAAGGCAGCCAACCATTGAGGCGAGAAGGTCTTTAGATCGTGAGACTGTGGGGTTTTGCAGGGCTCGCTGTTCGGCAGCTCCAGTGGAGTAAGCCAGGAAGTCATTGATCTGTGCAGCGCCAGCGCCAGCGGCAGCCTTTACGGGAACATCAGATATCTGTGCAGTCGTAACTTTTGGAGTGAAGAATCCCACGCGCGGAGTCTCGCACAAACAAGTTGCAAATGCAACTACCTCGCTGAGCCCATCATTGCTTTGCCAGATTGACCTGGGCGAGACACCAGAGATGCAGCTGCCACAAGACACCTTGCGCACTCAATCG